CCATTTGCAGGAACGCCTCGTAAATTTCTTTACCGAACTGCCACAAACGAACACCTTTGTCTTCTTCACCGCGTACGATTACTGGGGCAAAGTAACGAGCTTTTGGTTCGATTTTTTTAGCCAACTTCCAGTTTTCCTTGTCGTTGGTTTTTTTCAATTGAGCGGCAAACTCAACGATTGGGTCTTTGTCGCCCCAGTTGATAGGAGATACCATTACGGGCTTATCGATTCCGTAGTGGAAGAAAATCTCGCTAAAGGGCATTGTTGGGTTGTACTTTGAGGGTACAACACGTACTGTCTGTTTGCCTACGGTAGGCTTCCAGAACATAGAGGCACGTTCACCTCCACCTTTACCATTTGTGGTTTTTTGCATTGCGTTTAAACGCGACTTGATTGCTTCTAAATCCATTTTTATAACTTATTTTTGTTTGTAACTAAATGTATGAAACTAATTTGGGGTAGCCAAGTTAAAGTAAGCCCTTTTTATAGGGCTTTTTTACTTTATATGTTAGGGATATTTTTTACATATTATATAAAATACCATAAATAGGTTTACCTGCTATAACTAATAAAATTAAAATTAGGGTTTAGTTTACTTTATCTGCTTGGGCCGACGTACTTGTTACCGTCGGGAGCAAATCTTTCAATATAGTTGTCAGTCAGTTCCTGCATTTGGTCTGGGGTTAGTTTAGTACCGTCTACAAAGTTAGCTTTGTCAACGAAATACTCTTCGCTATCCGCGCCAAAATCGTCGTAATCTAACTCTACTGAGTCCTCGTCGACTTCTTTACCATCGATCATTATCGGTGTGTTGTCAACCGCTTCAGATTTGGTTTTGCTTAGCATCTTAGAATTAGAAGTAAGTTTGTTCTCTACTAAAAATTTTTTTAAATCAAAGTTGCTCATTTTATTTTATTTGTTATAAATATTATATTTTTTTAAAGTTCAATGATTTCGTGAATCTTGGTTTTCAATTGCTTTAGCTCGTTTTGTTGAGTTAGCAAAATAGTGTTGCGGTAGTGTTGCCAGTCAATCTGGTAACGTGTATCTACAACACCGCCATTCAGTTTCTTAATCAGCTCGTTTAGAGCATTGATTGTATAGAGAGTGTTTGATTCTTTTTTACGATGAACCAAAATCGTGTTTTCTGGGATGTTTGCTATATTTGACATCTCAATATTGTACGTCAAAACAAACTCGTTATTGTCTTTAACCTCTAGTACAAATATTTTATTGTACATGATAGTGTACCTTCTTTGTAGCGAGTGTACTAGTTCCCCTACACCATCCAATGTAGTAAATGTACAAAATAACTTATTATTCAAATCGGTGAAGTTTATGGGATTGTCTACCCCATAAATATCATACGGTAGGTCTAAAGTCATAACTGATTCCATGCGCAACTTTTATATTTAGTTTATGTTTCTTGAATATATTTTGAATGTCTGTTAAAATTTCGCGCTCATCGTTGCTCCAATCCAACAAAAACGAATCATAAGTATATAGTACAAGTTTAGTTTTTTTATTTTTTAATATCTTAAATACACCCCACAATATATTAATATTATATGATGTTTCCAAGTTTTGAATCAAATAATTCAAAAGTTTTTGTGGGTTCATGTTTTCCAGCTTATCTCGAAAGTACTTGTGCCCTGAAATAGGACATTCAATAGAACCATCGTGTTGGAAAGTATCCCATAATTCCTCTACATATACTTTAACCTTTTTAAAGAATTCAAGATTCTCGTATTGCGGTAAAATACCTCCGTATAGCTGTTGTAGAGTTAAGATTTTTGCATCTTTACGATCCAATCCATAAACGTTTGCAAAGTGACTATAAATATCCTCATCACCAAAATCATAGTTAACCAACTTAGCCAACAAAGTAGGATGGTAAGCTGTAATGTCGAACTCAACAAGCGAAGTATTACGCGCGATAAAAGCTTTCCTACACCCATTTTCTTTATTAAGTGCTGCATAATTTATTCCATTAAATGTGTTTGATGGGCGTGTTGTAAGCGTTTTAAAATTGTATTGAGTATAAACCACGCCCTCCGTGTCTTGCTCAAAGTATTGCTCATACAACGGTATATCAACGGTTAATCCCGCTTGCTCAATCGCATAAAACATCCAACTCGCTTTGTGATTATAAAACTCGTTAATAGGCAGTCCAATCAAATGTTCTAGCTCCTCAAAGATGGACTCGCAATACTCATAGTGTTTAACAATAGGAACAAGTATGTTTACGTCTTTTCTACTCTTGTATGTCTTGTAGATAAATTCGTGTGCGGAAGTATGTTGTATATACGTAGGGGAGGTGAGGGTGATGTCAATAAGCTGCTTAAAAGGAAAATAATGTAAAAACTCCTTTTTATCTCGACAGTAAATCTTATCTAATCCCTTAAGTAAGCGGTAAACTTGATCTTCAAATAGATTTTCTTCTACCTCGGTATGGAAAATAGGTAAAATGTATCCTTTTACATCTCGTACAGGACGAACGTAAATGGCACAGATTGAGTTTTGGGAGGGATGTATGAAGGGAGAGTACGGGATTATCTCCACAAACGCTTCTTTAAAACCCTTGTAACAAAACTCGTCTAATTGACTCTTATTTTCTATTAACCAAAACATTTGGGGTTAATATATGAGATAAAGATTATAAAACCAAATTTAATAGCCTCCTCCTCCGCCCCTACCACTAAAACCCCCTCCGCCTGTATTAATTGGTGCCTGAGTATAGCTGCTTGTAGTTTGGGTTGTTATTTGAGTTGTAGATTGAGTTGTTACTTGAGAAATAATAGCCTCGTTAATTGGAAATAATAACCCGTGAGGTTCCCTAGTGTGAGTAGCACCAACCATAGGACCAGTATTATCGTGTATATGATAAAATCCTATATAATTTTGACCATCTTTTGTTTTAAATTCACCACCTGAAGTATATAGATTAGATATATTAGGGAATTTATAATATTGAGAATAGTCTTTAAAGTATTGGATTAATCCTCTTAGACCCAATTGCCTTTCAGTTGTAGATGTTACCCTTAAATTTATATCTGCTACTTCTTCTTTACTTGGGCCTGTTAAAGTCCAAGTTATAATAAATGGGGTATAGTTTTTAAAGTCTATTTGAGTATCAGAATCAGATAATTTTCTAAAAGTGTCTTGATTTATCTCCAAATAAATGTTTTGAGTATTTTGTTTACAAAAATATCTTGTAAACGCCCCGTTTGTATAGTCTGCTTGAGTTGGAATCGTTAAAGAATAAACTGGGGCTAGTAATACTGGAGGGTTATTTATATTGATTCCCTTTAAATTTAAATAGCTATTTACTACTCCTTCTTGGGGTACTATTCTAACTGTAGGTTGTAAAGGAGAAGTTACATCTGGAATAGGTAGTGGGGCTAAAATAAGTTCAAATACAGGAATATCGTTTGGGTTTTTGCCTGTGTAATATTTCCCATCGGAAGTTTTCCAATACGAGCCTGAATATGGCTTATTATCTGAAAGATAAACAAATTCCTTACCGTTGGTAATTAAATTAGTTTTTATTTGAGATTTAGGGTAATACATTACTTAGCCAAAGTTAAACTTTCAATACTTGTAGTCCATCCTTTGTCATCAATATTATGATTTAACCCTTTAATAACAAAATTTAAGGTTTCAGGATATCCAGGAGGAAGTATTTCTGTAGTTATAGTAAATTTTTCATAAATTTTAGGGCCTGAAAAACCATCCATTTCTAAACCTAAATCAAATGGTATAAAAGGTTGAGTTGGGGTTTTTTCTGTTAATGAATATTCACTAATATAATATCTAAAAACCGAACTAGCTATAGTCTGTTGGGAATTGGTCATCTCACTTGAGATAGTTTTAGCTTGACTATAAAAAGCTTGAATTATACCCCCAGGTTTTTTTAAACTTATATACCCATTAACAATATCTTTAGCTACTTTATTTAAATTATCTTTGTTAGCTTCATTACTAATGGCACTAATTTTATTAGGAATAATAGAATCTTCTAAACCATTATTAAAATTCATAAAACCAGTAGCATTAGTTACGTCTGATTTAGTTCTAGCTTGGGCTCCTACGGAAATCATGGTGGCTAAGTTGTTACTAATAGTAGTTGTTAAATTAACATTTCTAATAAATGAACCTTCAAATAACCCATTTCCTAAGTTTTTAGAACTTACTATATTAAAATTAGCAGTTTCACTTTTTCCATTATTAAAATTTTTAGATTTTATAAATTCTTCATTTAAAGGAACATCATCATATATTTTAATTCTATTAGTATCGTGATCATAAGATACTGTAAAATTATTAATACTACCTAAAGCTACTTGAATATCACCCATTAAAGTTTCTAAAAACTTAAGTAAAGGTAATGAATTATTTACCGAGCAGGATTTTAATAAACTTGCTATATGGTTAATATTTACGTGAATTTGGTAAAGATTTCCTACATAAGGGCTATCAGTTTTAAAACTGTTACCTAATATTTCACTCCAATAAGTATCTTCAATTTCATTAGTTATAGTAGTACCCGATAAATTTTTTACCTTAAAATTGGTTTTAGCAGTATTAAAAGGAATAACACATATTCCTGGGTTAGAAGAAAATTGAAATGGGAATGTAAAACAGTAATTATCAGCGTCTAACTCAAAGTTAATGTATGGAACACCTTTATCAGTTTCATCTTTAGTATTATATAATAATAAATTATTTTGAACATATTGAAGTAAAGTACCTAACTTAATATATAAATAAGGATAGTTTTTACTTAATCTAGTTACAGCACCAGCATTTTCTCCAAACTCATTTGTTTGTTGTAATTGAACATTAGTTTGAATACCTAAAATTTGATTTTCTCCACCATAATACCAGTTATTTTCTGGTTGGAGTGAAGCAAAAGTACTAATTGTATTTTTAGAATTAGTAGAAGATTTTACTTTTTTAGCACTTTTTTTAAGATTAGCTTGTAAAGTATTATAAATGTTGTAAATAAATTTATTAAAATCTGATCTGTTTTTATCTGCTATTAAATCTCCTACAATGGGTTCTTCAGAAGGAGTAGTTATTGTTGGTTCTCTTAATGTGCGGGGTACCCCACCATTTAAATTGTTGTTTGTGTTGTGGGTTGTTGCGGCCTGGCGAGCTGTATTTTCATCTACTTTTGAAAGTTGGGTATAAAATTCTATATACCCAGAAACATCTCTATTTATTGAAGAAAAATAAACAGGAGTACCATTTTTAGTTTTTAATATAATAGGGTATTGACCTGCTTGGTTTTGGGGTACTGAACCGGGATTAGTAGGGGTTGTGGAAATATTATTAGTAGAAGATTTAACTACAGGATCTTTTGCAGGTTTTACTGAACTAAGTTCAACACGATTTATATTTAAAGATTCAATAACATCACCAATTGATATAGCACTTATAGTAATATCATAAGTACCATCTGTATTGTAGGTCCAACTAAAATTAGTTACTTTACCGTAAAATCCATCGTAATTACCATTGGTAGTACCCCTTTCTTCTCTAATATCATTTAAAATTTGATCTTGGTTTGTGCCTAAGGCTGCAAAAAAACTTTTAAAAGGTTTAGTATTAAAATCAGCTTTGGTGTATTGTGGTCTTTCTACAGTACCTTTAAAATATAAAGTATGACCCCATTCTAAAAGAATAGTAAAACCAGGCCTCATATAAAGAGAATCTATAATATCAAATTGTTTTTTATTAAAAGCTTTAATTTTTAATTCAGCCTTTCTTAAAGAACCTCTGTTATATGTAGTTATTTTTAAACTATTAATACCAGGCATGGGTACTATACCTTGATCTATTCCTCCGAATCCATAAGCAAAATTATTAATAACTGAAAGATTATTAGTAACACCTGCTTTTTGTATTGGGGTAAATTCTGTATCAGGGGTACCTTCTAATCCTACAGTACCATTAAATAGAACAAAATTTTTAGCTAATTCTCTACCAGCATATCTAAATTCTTCACCTGTTAATTTTTTACTTTTTTCAGTTGAAATTGAAATGGGCGAACAAGCTCTAATCCAAGAAGTACTATTATTCATCCAAACTAAAACACTAGCTGAATCGCCTTGGGGGGTTCGCTTAGTTCCTAAAAGTATTTGTCTTAAACGGATCTGTTCAACTGCCCATTGATCCATATTTAAACCAACTATATTACCCATAACTTAAAAACTGTTTAAAGTATTGTATTCTGCTAATATTGCGGAAACATTTGCTGGGATCCTAATTTGAGTGCCAACTGGGATAAATATTGAATTTTGCTTAAGTTCAACATTAGCAATTGAAATAATCCAGTATAAGGTAGGATCACCATAATATTGTTGAGCTAAAATATCAAAACGATCACCATCACCTGTTATAATATAAACATCATTTACCGATAAAGGTATTTGAGGATACAAGGTAGTTTTGTAGTAAGGTTTACCTGTATCAGTTCTTAATACTGTTATATCTTGATAACGGTTCATAGAAAATCGACTCTTGAAGTTGTATCTTCATTTGCTTGTAATGAAGCTTCTAATAATTGAGATGGGGCTGAAAAATAATTTTGTACAGATGATGACACAGCAGCCCCAATAAATGGAGAATTTTTCTGGGGGACAAAATTGTGTATTGGAGAAAAATCAAATCCACTAACCTCAACTACAAAAGGTAATTGAGCTATATCTTTTTGTATACCTCCTGCTGAGTCTCTAGCTATTTCCCAAGGTGAATTATCAGGAATATTTAAATTAATTCCTTTTAATACCCCAGGAACATCTACTAACCAATCACCTACAGTTAAATATATTAAATTACCCCTCATAAACCCATTTTCGCTATAATCGGGAGCAGTTAATGAAGCAAGATAATTAAGTTTTTGATAAAGTGGGAATTGTTCTTGTCTGGATTGAACAGCTACGGTAAATGATAATTTAAGGTTCCTATCAAAAGAATTATATTTATAAAAACTATCAGCTCTACCTACATATTTGTAACTATTCCAACCTGCTGAAAAAGCGTCACCAAATGAATTAATAAATGCCCTAAAATGAATCCAAGTGCGTTGAGAAGGTGTATCATTATCAACTACTGAAATTGTAAATTTGATTAAATCGGCTTGTTCAGCATTTTCATTAACATTAGTACTAGTATAAAGTTGTTTAAGACTTAAATTATCTAAAGTTACAGGAGTTGGGCTACCATCAAAAGTAACAGGCCCATATGGATTACTTCTGTTAAGTCCTTTTAAACCAGGATTACCAGTAGCAAATGTTTTTTCTCTGTTAAATACTCTGTAATTAGTAGCTGCTAATTTATCTTTTTTATCTTTAGGAACTACGGCTCCAATACCAGCTGGAGCATCTTTTAATGTTTTTCTAAAGTCTGTATAGGTTGCTACAGGATTAGCTCCATAAATAAATGTTTCTGGTTTAAGCAACGAAGGTAAAAATAAATTAGCACCTTGAGTTACACCAGTACTTGTACTACCAATAGTTAAATTACCTAAGAAATTTTGGTCAAATGTAATAATGTTTTGATTATTATTAAATAAAGAACCATCAAAACTTCTTAATTTATTAGTTGAAAATGTAGTACGAGGAATTACTGATACTTGACCACCATAAGTGTCAGTACCCCCATAATAAGTTTGTAGGAATAAATCTGAACCAGGGGCGATATCAGGGGTAACACCTAATAGGATGCTATTAGCTACTTGAGCAGCTTGTCCTATTAAATTTTGAGAAGTTGATATTTTAGTTCTATATAAATTAGTTAATCTATTAACTCCAGCTTGATCAGCTAATTTATAGGCATTTCCGTAATTAGTAGGATTTAAATATCCTAAAGATGGTAGGGACAAACCACCTTGTTTGTAAATATGAAACCAAGGGCCATTAATACCAAATTGACCTGCTTTTAATGCAACTTGGTCTGTGGTTTGTTGCTGGTTATATATTTGTGATACTGGGGTACTTAATGGGAAACGCCAAGTTGATTGAAGTGAAAGTTGTTTTTGTTTACTACGCCAATTTTCACCTATTTGACTATCAGTATCTGTTAAAAGTTTTAAAATACGACTAGTATCTGTATCAGCAGTTTGAACATAAAGACTACCATTCCTCAATAAGTAATCAATACCTTGAGGGTTTCCTACTTGATCAGGGTTTTCTGGGATTGGGGTTTGTATGTAAGGTTGTTTACTACTACCCCCAAAAGGTCTATCATTCCCGAATCTTAAGGACTTGAGGTTAGTCTTTAAGTCTACTAAAGGCATCTATTACTTTGGTAAGTTGTTTAAATACTTTTGGTTAGCTGGAATAGTTCCGTTTTTATCTAACTGAGAAGGTTGTGGTAAGGCATTATTGTAACCATCATTATAGGATGTATAAGCTGTAGTTACTGCAGAGGTATAGCTACCATTTAAAGAATATCCAGGAGTGGTTCCGAAAGCATGTAATCTAGACTGTTTTGTGGCTCCTACGTTAGCAGCAACACCAGGAGTTACTCCAGGATATGATAAAGGAGTTCCGGTTTGGTTAAGTTTATTTAATAGTCCCATTGTTTTTTAATTTAAGGTTTATTATAAATATTAAAATTATTGCATTCTATAAGAATTTACAACTAATGCTTCTCCTACTTTTTTTCCATCGAGTACTACTGTGCCTCCTCTTTTTACAGTAGTTATAAGTTTTTCAACTAACATTTCTAATCTAGCACTTCCACCCCCCATACTAACAGAACCAGCTGGAGAGCTTACAACATCGTCTCCTTTAAATAAACTAGTTCCAGCTATAACAGTATCGTTATTATTTAAAGCAAATGTACCTTCTGGAGCTACTAATAAACGTTTACCGTATCCACTCCCACCTTGAGCTCCTGAGTATAGATCACCTGCTTGTTTAATTTCAGATTCTTTAGAATTGAAGAAAGCATAAGCAGCAGCACCTGCGGCTAAGGCTATACCTGCAGCAATACCTAAAGTTGTAGCGGACATACCAGTTACTTGAGCTACTGCTTTTAAAGCTTGAGCTGCTGCTTCTCTTAATCCTAATGCTATTCTTCTAATTAATGAGGTTTCTTCTTTTTTATTTAAATTATCAATAAATGTTCTTATACCTTGATAAATTAAAGTAGCTTTGTTTAAACCTGCTTGAACTAGTTTTATTCCTTTTAAAGTTGTGTAAAAAGTACCAATCCCAATAGCTATAGAGGCTATTATTTTTTCTAATGTACCAAACTCACCGTTTCCAGATTTAATTAGGTTTATAAAATCAGTAACTTTATTTATAATAGATGTAAACACACCTAATAAAGGTAAGAAAATAGCCTCTAATATTGGACGAGCTGCTGTTTCAAGTTTTAGCATAGCTTCTTGTAACTTAGTCATTGCTACACCAGATTCAGCCGCTGATAAAGCTTTAGCTTCTTCTAATGCTGCTAATCTTTCGGCTACTGAAGCCATACTTTGCATAGCTGCTAAACTTTGGGCTTGGGTATCTACTAATTCAGTATTTGTTGCTTCGTTTGCTTTAGCATCTGATAGCATATCAGCCATACTTTCACGAGACATACCTAATGTTTTGGCTATAGCTTCTTGTTCAATACGAGTTTTAGCATTTAAAAATAATTGATCAATACCTTGTTTAGATATCTCTTCCATTAAAGCAGTTTGATCATTCATCAAAGCTGCTTCTCTAGCTTTTTCTAAATTAAGTTGTTTACCAGTTAAAAGCTCAGCTTCCATTTCAGCTGCAATTGAATCTTCAAAGTTTAATAAACTACCTGCTATATCATCTACTTTTTGAAGCTCTAAACCTAATTTTTTAGACGATACAAATGCTTTAGTTAATTCTTCAGCTGAGCCTTTAAAACTAAGTTTAATAATGTTAGATGTTTTAGCAACACCATCCATTACTTGTTTCATACTAACATTAACCTTCATGCTTCTAATGGATTCGCGAGCAGTTGTAGCTATACTTTCAGCTACATCAGCTGCAGATTCACCAGTTAATTTGGCAAATCGATACATACCTGCTAAACTTTCAGCAGACATCCCAGCAAACACATTTAATTTCATAAATGTGCTTAATGTTTTTTGACTTACTTGTTCAGCACCATCTAAAGCTGAGTATATTGAATTAGCTGATTGAGTAGCCATAGTAGTGGTAATACCCATAGCTGAACCAATACTACGAGCACTTGCTGCAACTTTACTAGCAACAGCATCAGAAACACCTAAACTTCTACCTAAATCTTTAGTGTTTTGATCTACTACTTTAATAGCTTCAGCAGCTTCTTCAGCGTTCTTTTTAAATTTATTAAATAAACTAACAACCATTCCTAGTAAAGCCATAGGACCTAAAGCTGATTTTAATGCTGTTCCTATAGCTGCTATACCTACTCTTAATTTACCAAATGCTGTTAATACTGTTTGACCACCATTAGTTAGCTCGTAGGTCATTTTTTTAGCTTTTTTAGTAGCCGCTTCTAAGCCTAATTTATCTGCTAAACCTCCTAAACCCATTTTTTTAAGTACATTATTAGCTCCACTTAAAGCAGAAGTAATAAGACCTTGAGATTTAGCTAAGTTGTTTTGTAATCTAAGTTGTTCAAGTAAATATTCATTATTTTCTTCTAAAACTCCTGATGCATTTTGAAGCATCATATATTGTTTTTCTTCAAAGGTTAAGTTTTGTATTTGAGTATTTAAAGCTTCTTTACGGGCTAGAATTTGTTGAGCTAATCTATTAGCTTGTTCTTTTGCTCCGGCAACTCCTGCTGCTTCTTTTTCTCTAAGTTGTTTAAGAATTTCATTAGATCTTGTTAAACTTTTTTCTCTACCTTGAACATATTGAACTCTTCTTTTACCTTCTTCTCCTATTTCTTTTTCTAGGCTAAGTTGTTGTCGAGCGATATCATTCTGTAGTTTTTTATTTTTGGCTATATCTCTTTCAACTTGTTTAACTGAATCATATTCTGCTGAAAGGTTTTTAGTAAGAGCAACTGTTTGCTTTGTTAAATCTAAAGATAATTTATCTTGTGTAAATTTTTCCTTAGCCATTTTATAAAGAAAAGACATCTTATCATTTAGCTGGGCTGCTAAATTAATAGATTCAGATAGAGCTTCGTTTGAAGCTTCTAAATTTCGTCTTCTAATTTCTTCTGGTGTAGCCATATGTGTATAAATATTAAGAGGCATCATTTTTTTGATGCCTCATTAATTATTTAAGAGATTTTAAAGCATTTCTATCAGGTTTATCTAACTGCATACTAGTTACAGATTTATTAGATTTAGGATCTGATTTAGCGTATGCTTGTTTTTTAGCTTCGTTTTCACGAGTTAATGAATCTTCTATAAACCTAAACGTAGCATTTCTTAACCATATAGGCATGTTATAGATATCAAGGTAATTATAACCACCTCGACCATAAAATACTATCTCGTGGATTTGTTTAAATAGGTTAATCCTATACTCTTGCGTCAGGCCAAAAAAACTGAACTTGTAATGGGATAGCGACCTCCTCTTCGCCGTTTTCGCCTTCATAGATAAAAGACATTTTAACATCAGGTTGATTAGCTTTAATATGAGCTCTTAATGCTGAAGAGTCTCTAGCAATCATGTAGTTGTCTACAAAGTCTCTAACTGTTTTTTTCTCTTCATCCCCTTCTACAGCTATAATTTGATATTTCAAACGAGTAGAAAGTTCAGGTGAAAGATTTTTATTAACGCGTTTTAAACCTTTAACTTCAGCATCAATATCGTTTTCATCCTTACTAGTTAAGTATTTGTAAGTAATATTAGTCCCTGAATGTGGGAGAGTAAAGTTAAAAGCATTAACACCTTTATTTACAGTAGATTCATCTAATTCAATTGATAAAAGTTCAGATAGGTCAACTGTAATTTCTTCACCATTGTACATAAATGAGTAATCTTTACCATAACCTAAAATACGAGCAGCAACCATAATCGCATTTTTATCACCAATTAAAAGATCATTATAATCAAACTTAGTTACAATCAAAGATTGTATAAGTTTATCAATTACAACACCTTGTTTGATATAATTTAGGTTAGTAAGAATATCTTCTTCTTTTGCGGTCATGTATTTCATTTCAATTTTACCGCTAGATAAAGGGTGACCTTCAGGATATAGTAAACCTTTTGAAGGTAGTTCAACTGTTTCAGTTGGGAATTTGAATGGTGATGGGTCTTGTTGTTCCATAAATTATTTGTTATAACTAATATGTTTATAAATACTATAAAGGGAGGTTCTTTAACGGGTTAATTAATAAGATTTAGTGTGATCAAGAGCTTGAAACTCTTTTTTGGTTTTTTCTTCAAGTTTATCTACTCTACTATCAATGTGGCGATAGAGATTTTCTAACTCTTTTCGAAGGTTATTATCTAATTGAGTTGAATAATCCATACAATTACGTTCTCTTATGTCAAGATCACGATTGATTGCTTCATCAATACTTTGAAGAATATTGATTTGTTTTTGGAGGTTTTTAAGTTCCATAAAATTCATAAACGTAACCACAACCATTAGTATAGTAATGACCGCAGC